AGGTAAAGGGAACGAATCCGGTAGAAATCACGATACGGTACGACCCAAACATAACAATGTCGGTCGGGTATCGGATTTTGCGGGGATCCCAGACATACGATATTAACGCAATCATCAACGTCGACGAACGCGACCACACCTGGCAACTTTTTTGCACGGATTCGGAATAATGAGTAGTGAAGCGGCTATATACACCATACTCGCGGCCGACGGCCCGACGGCGGCGTTGGTTGGCACGAGAATCTACCCTGTCTATGCACCCCAAGCGGCTGTACAGCCCATGGTTGTATTTACGGAAGTCAGTAGTACGAGGGATTATTCCACGGGCGGTTCTACCGGCCTCGAGGTTACGCGATTCCAGGTCACTTGTTGGGCAACCAGTCCAGACGGGGCTATTGCCCTCGCCGCGGCCGTCTTGACGGCACTGGACGGTTATTCCGGCACGGCTGGCAGCCAGGTTATCCAGTTCATGGAATTAATCAGCCGATATGATATCCCAAGCTTGAGTCCAGCCGATGAGTCCCAGAGGGAGTTCGGCAAGGCCTTAGATTTTTATATTCACACATGCAGCTAAATCAACTTCTTTTTGAAAGGCCTTGAAAATGGCAACAGTAGCAACGAAAGCATACGGAGCGGCATTGACCTACAATTCCGAGCTTGTCGGGGAAATCGTAAGCATCTCCCTGACCCGGAACCGGGCAATTATTCCGATTCACTCGACGGACACCACAAACAACACTATTGAGAAAATCGCCGGCAGCCTAGATGAGGGCGAAATGACCGCAACTTGTTATTATGACGGCAGCGCGACGGGCGTCTACAACGACTTGAATACCGACTTTCTGGCCGGCACGGCGAACGCCTTTTCCCTGGCCATTTCCGATACGACGACTTTCGCGGGTTCCGGTATCATAAGCGCGTTGAGTTCGGCCGAATTTGGCGGACCCGATGACCCTAATATGGTTACTCTGACGATTGCAATCAGCGGCCAAATCACCTACTTAGACCTTGTTTAACATAAGAAAGGCCAACCCATGGCAACAGTAGCAACAAAAGCGTACGGCGCGGCATTGACCTATAATTCCAGCTTAGTTGGTGAAGTGGTCAGCCTGTCGTTGACCCGTAATAAAGCAATCATCCCGATTCACTCGACGGACACAACAAACAACACTATCGAGAAATTCGCGGGGAGCACCGATGAGGGCGAAATGACCGTCACTTGTTACTATGATGGCACCTCGGGGGGCGTCTACAACGACTTGAATACCGACTTTCTGGCCGGCACGTCAAACGCGTTTTCCTTGGCCATCTCTGATACGACAACTTTCGCCGCGAGCGGAATCGTAAGCGCGTTGAGTTCGGCCGAGTTCGGCGGACCCGATGACCCCAATATGGTTACTCTGACGATTGCAATCAGCGGCCAAATCACATACACAGACCTCGCTTAATACTCGAGGTCCAGAACGGAAACGAGAACGTAAAATGCCTATTACAAGAGCCAAGTTGGACCGTCTAAGAGAACTCGAGGTGGTTGAGGTCGCCGTGCCGGGTTGGAAGGAAGTCTGCTGCGTCCGTGAGCTTAACGCCCTGGAACGCCTACAACTCCAATCCACGTGGAATTCTTCAGACAACACCTCACTGTTGACGTTGCTAGCGATGACCATGTGCGACGGCAACGGCGACCGTTTGTATACCGACGACGAAAAAGACCTTATAGGGCGGCACAAACTCGAGCGACTGGAACCACTAATTGACGCGTCTCTCAAGCTTTCCGGACTATCGGAAGAGGCCGAGGAGACCGTCAAAAAAAACTAGAAGCGGACGGCCGGCGGCAGTTTTGGTTTGGGCTCGCGCGTGAGTGTGGGTACCCGCACCCCGACGTTATGCTGGCCGGCCTGTCCGCCCGTCAGGCGCTTGAAATAGAGGCAATGTGCTTTATTGAAAACGAGAAGCGAAACCCGAAACCCGTACAGATGTCAGAACTGGACATACGTAATGCAATGACTTCCTTCGTAAAAAAATGATAGACGCAAAGTTCACAGGCCTTAAGAAGTTAAATGCTGACCTGCACCGGTTCGAGGCGAAAGTATCCGGAAAGATTGCATCGGCGGCCGTCAAAGACGGACGCCGGGCAACCCTTGCGGAGGCACGGTCAAACGCCAAGGCGATTGGCGGCAATATTGGCCGACTAATTGCCAAGTCCATCAAACTCAAGAAGACCCCCAAGAAGAAACTAAAACTACGCGGGGCGGTTGCCTGGCAAGTTGACCTTTATGAGGGCCCCAGTGAGTTTGTTTATTATCCAAAGGGTTCGTCAAGCAGCCTAGATACGGGCGTCACATCGGGCAAGCGGACCTATATACCATATGCCATCGAGTACGGGCACGCGGGCCCGGGCGACGCCGGCGGCCGCAAGGTGGCGGCACCGGTTGCCTTTATGCGTCGGGCCCACGAAGCAACACGCGGAAAATCCTTGAGGGTGGCCCGTGACTCCTTGGAACGCCGAATTTTAGCGGAATGGAAAAAGTAAAAAATGGCCGAGAATCTAGTATTACGACTAATCGCCAAGACCGACAGCTTAGAAAAAGGATTGAACCAAACGAGCCGGAAGCTTGCGCGGGTAGAAAAGTCCTTTTATAAAAGCAGAAACGCCAGCCGCGCTTTCGGTACCAGTCTATCAGGCATCGGCCGGAAACTCATCGGATTTGCGTCGGCGGCCCTGGCCGCGGGTGGCGTCGGCGGCCTGGGGTTCTTAATCAAGAAGCAAATGGAATCCATAGATTTAACGGCCAAGTGGTCGGACCGTTTGGGCGTTGGGACTGATAAGCTTGTCGGCCTCCAACACGCCGGGTCACTGGCAGGCGTTAAACTCAAGGTAGTCAATCTCGCTTTGCAGCGAATGACGCGGCGTGTTGCCGAGGTTGCCATGGGCACCGGGGAGGCACAGGCGGCCCTCAAGGAACTCGGAATTGACGCCGTTGCCGCCAACGCGGCCGGGGCGCATGAGTCGTTCTCACAAATCGCCGAGGCACTAAGCAAGGTTAAAAACCAGAGCGACCGGGTCCGGCTGGCGTTCAAGATTTTCGATTCTTCTGGCGTGGCAGTTGTCAATATGATGAAGGATGGCCGGGCGGGCCTTCAGGGTATGCAGGCAGACGCGGAAGCCCTCGGGATGACCTTTTCCCGGTTCGAAGCCGGACAGGTCGAGGCGGCCAACGACGCTATTGCAAGAATGAAACAAGCGCTGCAAGGCGTCGCCCGAGTTGCCGCCATAAAACTTGCCCCTGTTATTAAAATACTATCGGACTCAATAACGGACGCAATGACGGCCGGTGAAGGGTTCGGCCGGGGAATGATAACCACGATGGTTTCCGTAGCGAAAGCAACCCTAAAAGTTGTTGACGCGGTTGAGACGGCGGCCCGGGTGATGCGTACCCTCTCTGGACACGTTGGCGAAACGGCCGATGAGGAAATCGCAAGAATCTACAAAAGCAAGGTCCCAGGCGATGCAAAATTTGGGACCCCAAGAATGCCCTTAAAGCCAGACCAATCCTACCTTCATAATTTGGCGGTCGGCGGGAGCAACAATTTTAAAGGGCTCGAGGCCTTCGGCACTGACATCCAGGAGAAGGGTAGTTTTGGGCCCGAAGACCAGGGTATCTTCGATGAGACCACTGTCGAGGTCAACAATCGCCGAGAGGACAGTTCGGGCATGGAGCTTCTAGCCCTGGACACAATGGGCGACAAACTTCTAAAAGGTATTAGCGCCCTCAACGCGAAGCGGGTTGCCGAGGGGAAATCATATCAAGAAGAACTCGACGCGGTTATGTCTAGGAAGGTCGACTCCGACGGCCCGCTAATTAAAGACAGTAAGGCCGCCGACGCGGCGGACAAGCTCACGCAAAGCCTTCAGCAGCAAATACGGGCAATGGAGCTCGTGAGTAGCGGTAAAGCCAAGAACGTGGCCGAATCTATGTTTATGCTGAAGGCCGAGGAAGCCTACGGGGCGGGGACAACCCTGGCGACTGAAGCCATCAACAGCTACGTGTCGGCTCTCGACCAAGTCGAGGGGGCCAAGAAGCGGGCCGCCGGCCTCGAGCGGACGGCATTGATTCTGGACGGTATGGACCGCGAGATTGACCTGATAGGCAAAGTTGGAAACGCGTGGGAGCGATCGCGTGAGTTCGCGGAACTCCATGCGGCGGCAATTGACGCGACAAGCGGCAACCTGGAAGAATACAACGCTATTATGCTGAGGGCGGAGGTCTCCTTCAAAAAGGCCCGCATGGCAGAGCAGTGGGCCGAGGTTGCGAATACCATGGAGACAAGTTTCACTACGGCGTTTGAACGGATGGCGTTCGAGGGGCAGAAGTTCGGCGACACCATGAAGCAAATGCTTCAAGAAGTTCTAAAGGAAATTATCCGGATCCAGGCAATACGGCCGATGGCCAAGGCAACCAGCAATCTTATATCTGCCGGCATCACCGGCCTAATGGGCGGAATCGCGGGACTCGGCGGCGGAGCGGCTGCGGCGTCGGGTGGCAGTCTGGCCGGGGCCGGAACGCCGATGAATCCGGGGCTTGTACTCCATCGCGGCGGTACGGTTGGCAGCATCTCGACGCCAAAACGCATGGTGCCAGCCGGGACCTTTACGGGGGCCCCGAAGTTTCATGACGGACTAAAGGTAGATGAGTTCCCCGCGATCCTGCAGAAAGGCGAACAGGTTATCCCGAGGGGCGGCGGCAATAAAGAACCCTCGCGGGCGACCCCCCCGAGCGGCCTGCCGGCCCCGCCGCCGATGTCAATCGCCATACCGGAAATGCCGGTCCCACAGCCGGCGTCAATCGCCATACCGGAAATGCCGGCCCCGCCGCCGATGTCAATCGTCATGCCGGAGATGCCGGACCCTCCGCCGATGTCAATCGTCATGCCGAAAATGCCGGCAATGTCAGAGCCCTCGAAATCTGCGGGCGATATCGCGAGAGCGATCACCAGGCCGCCGGCCGGGGACCGCGAACCCCCCCGGGGCGGATCCAGGGGCTTTATCTCGACGCCCCTGGCGGTGGGTCCGTCAATTCACACGCCGGCCCGGCCTATCGCGACGCCGGCCAAGGCCATCACGGGGGATGGCATTCCCACGGCCCCCATGGCGGCCGCGGCGGCCCCTACGGCGGCCCAAACCATCCAGGCGGCCCAGCAGGGGTCCTCGGGTAAATCAGGCCGTTCCGAGCCGATTGTCGTGACAATAAATACAGTAAATAAGGGGGCTCCTCAGCAGACGGACGCCCGGGCATCTATCGCGAAAAATGGAGATCTCATAATCTCAATTATAAATAATGACGTTGACCAGAATGGGCGTACGCGGCAGACAATACGCCGGGAGGCTTCTAGTGTATGACTTTCCTAACCCTTCAACGGGATCCACGGTTATTGAGGGTTTGTCTAACATGCGGCAGTTTGACCCCACGCAACGGACGCCCACAGGGGCCGGCTACCAGCAGAGGGTCCAGCATGCGTCTTGGGTGCCTATGGTATTCAATCGGACCCTGAGAGGCATGACAAATGCCGAGAAAGCAGCTATTGAGACTCATCAGGTCAACGTAAATTACGGGGCAGATTCTTTCACGTGGGAAGATGAGCAAACCGACATAATTTACATAGTCGCGCTTCATGAAACCTCTTTGCCCCTAACCTTTACGCCAGACGGCCGGGCGGACCAGTGGCAAGTTGACGTTTCATTCGTCCAGACTTCATCAACGGAAATCGGAACCCTCGATTATGGGGTCGGACTCTATAACGCCGGGTATTATTTACCCGAATAATTAAGAAAGGGCATATTATGCCAGCAGTACCAACACCCGGGGCCAGTAATAATACGTGGGGCACCGAATTGAACGCCCATCTCGTTGTCCACGCGAACGCGAGTTCCGGGGCCCTCTTTAATATTCTTCAAAACTCGGCGGACACCGACACCATTTTAGACCTAGGGAGCACCACCACCGACAAGGTCACCATTACGGCCGGCAACGAAGTATTGTTGACGTTGACCGAAAGCACCCAGGACGAAGTCATCGTCGGCGACGGTGGCGATGTCGATTTCAAGGTACTTTCGACGGGTTCGCTCGAAGCGGTGCACGTCAACGGGGCCAATGGGATTGTCACCTTGACCTCGCCTAATGCCGTCAACCTTACGATCGCACGGAATACGGCCGGAACTGCGTCCATGGAAATCAGCAACACGGCGGATAATTGGTATATGGGAGTCCCCTCCGGCGTCGGCAGTTTTGCCATCTCGACACAGGAAAACGTCGCCTTGGGGACTGAGTTCGTCATCATGGCCGACGGCAAAATCGGCATAGGGACAAAGACCCCCGTGGGCAACCTCCAAGTCAATGCCGATTTCGGGGCCGACCAGACGGCCGGTCTGTACTTAATTAACACCGGAACGGCTACGACTGCCGACGTAACGCCTATCGCGTTTTCTACGCGGTCGTCCAACTGGGGCACCATACACGCGGCGACTATTGCGTGTGAGACAAAGGGCGGCCTTGACGGCGGTGGGGAACTATTTTTTTCCACGACGGCCTCGGGGTCAGATAGCACGCCAAACGAAGCGCTCCGGATAGACGGTTCTGGCAACATCGGGATTGGCACATCGTCGCCCGGGGGGATCCTGGACATTTCCGGGGCAACCCCAATTGTCAATATCACGGCGACATCCGGGTCGGCTTATCTTCAGGTCATATCGGCAAATGACTCAACGAGCCAGCTTTACATGGGAGATACTGACGACGCGAACATCGGAAAAATCGCATATGACCAGACGACCAACGCAATGACATTGGTGACGAACAACGTCGTCGCGGCCACAATTAACAGTGATGGGAGCGTGACCCTTCCAATAGGCCAACTGACGTTCCCGGCGGCGGCCAACGTCAGTTCCGACGCGAACACTCTGGACGATTACCAGGAGGGGACCTGGACGCCAGTGTTGGGCGGTTCCGGCGGAACGTCGGGGCAGACTTACTCTGTACAGGTTGGAGCTTACACCAAAATCGGTCGCCAGGTTACGGCCATCGGTTTCATTCAACTAAGCGCAAAAGGCACCATTACAACGGACGTTGAAATCAGTGGGCTGCCATACACTAACGTCGGCTCTTCTGGATACTCGCCCGTGTCTTTTTCCCTGGCTAGCAACTGGGCCCTTACGGCCGACCATCACCTCGAGGGCTATGTCGGAAGTTCGTCGGCGGTTATAAACTTACGCGAGACTCAATATCAAAGCGACACCGTAGCGGCCCTGGCGACCGCCAACGTAGAAAATGCTACGGAGATTGCGTTCTCTGTTTCCTATTTCACTGCTAGCTAATTTAAGAAAGGCCAAACCATGGGCGCAGTTCCTACCATCGGCGGTTCCAATAATACTTGGGGCACCGAACTTAATGCACATCTGCTTGTGCACGCGAGCGCGACGACCGGGGTTCTCCATAACATCATTCAGAACTCGGGCGACACAAATACTTATATCGACCTCGGCGGTACAGTTGCCGACGAAGTCACCATCCTGGCCGGCGGGCAGCGACTCATCACGGCGACGGAGACAACCCAGAATCTGGTCGAGATTAATGAGACGGCGGGGGACTGCGACTTCATCGTCAATAGTTCAAGTAATGAGGCCATCACGGTCGACGGGGCATCGGGGCACGTGACGCTTAGGCAAGGCACGGCGGACCCTACTGACCACGGGCTGACGGTTACGGGTCTTCAAACGAGCGGTCATACGGGCTACATTTATTCAAACAGCAGCCAGACGGGAAACTGTCTCCGCGTACTCCAGGACGGGGCCGGCTCGAGCGGGTCGGCGCTTTATATCCGGACAGACGGCACGGGACACCTCATAGAGTGCATCGATACCGCGACCCCCGTTTTCATCGTAGAGCAACTCGGAGCGGTTACGATGGAAGGCATTCTGAACCTTAACGCCGGCCGAATATCATTTCCGGCAACGCAAAACGCGAGCTCCTCCGCCAACGTCTTGGACGATTACGAGGAAGGTGCTTGTACTTTAGGACTTACTTTCGGAGGTGCCGCGGTCGGTATGACAACGTCAGCGACCTCCGGGTATTACACCAAAATAGGAAATATGGTACACGTATCCGGTTACCTCTCCTTAACGGCCAAGGGGTCCTCTACAGGGGCCGCGTCTATAACGGGCCTGCCCTTTACCGTATACAATAGTACGGCAGCCTACACGGGGGCCCAGGTGTCTACGAGTGCCGTCTCGTACGCAAATCAGCTTTCGGCATACGCGGAGATTAACACAACGACGATTACTTTAGCCGAGAATACTGAGGCCGGCACGCGTACGACCCTGAACGAAGGCAACTTCTCCGACTCGTCATGGGTTATAGTCGGCGTATCCTACCGGGTCGCGTAATTCCTGACAATTTAAGAAAGGCCAAATTATGGGTTTAGCACCAAAAATCGGGGGGTCCAGATGGCAACCAAAGCAACAGCCGGCTCAGGGACAATAATAAAATGGAACGGCACGACGGTCGGCGAGGTAATCAGCCTTTCTGGCGGCCGGACGCGGAACCCCGTAGAAATCCTGTCGGTGGCGACGACTAACAATACCAAGGAAAGGTGCCCGGGTAGCATCAACTCAGGCCGCGTCAATATCAAAATGTTTTATGACGGAGCAGACTCGAGCACTTACAACACGATGAATTCTGACTATCATAGCGGTGTAAGTCGGTCACTCACGGTCGAGGCCAACGACGCGACGACAAGCACCTGGACGGGCAACGGAATCATAATGGGTCTTACTGTCGCAGAGTTCGGCGGGCCGGACGACCCCAATGTCGTGACAATGTCGGTTGCCATGAGCGGACTTTTTGCGTTCGCGGTCACGGGCGACTATGGGCACCTCGGGTATGGGGACCTTTTATACGGGAGTTGAAATAATGCCGATTGATACACCGAAAGCGATAAATAAGCAAAAAAACAAGTTGGCCGTCGGCGGCCAGTTTACGCGGATAGATGTCGATATCCCCGAAATAAACGACGCGTTGTATTTTATTAATGACAACGTCAGCGTGACATACAACAGTCAACTTTACACAGCGCTTGCGTTTACACTGGGCCCGTGGACGTCGGACACCGGGACTTTGCATACGCGGACATTGAGCATAGGCAATGCCGATATATCGCAATTTCTGACTCCCTATATCGAGGCCAATGACGGCATCATAGGGGCGACGATTACGATAACCCCATACTTCTCGGCCCACCCTACGGCGGACCTCTCAAGCAAGGCCCAGGCCCTCGAGGTGGTCGGATGTGTCCCCAGTGAGCAATGGATTCAGTTTACCCTTGGAGCACCGTCTCTATTGTTCCGCCGAGTGCCGGCCGCCCGATACCTTCCTACGTCGTGCCGTTGGCTAGCACAATTCAAGGGCACCGAGTGCGGTTACGACGGCACCGAGGAGTCGTGCGACGGGCTGTACACCCGTTGTGTGGAACTCGGCAACCAAACCCGATTCGGGGCCGAGGTCGGGTTAAAGCCGAAAACGTCTAAATATGTCTAGTCGTGAAAAGTGGTTCCGTAAAGAGCTCGACCCTGACGACATGGAATACGACGCGTCTGACCTAATCGGCAAGTCCTACGACTCGGTTGGCGGGTGCTGGGGTCTCTGCTGCGAGATCGCGGCCCGGCGTGGGTCCAAAATGCCTTATCACGACACCCCCGAGGACCTGGACAATGCCAACGCGTTGTTTGTGCATATCAAAAGCAAGCGATTTACGCGAATAGAGCGGGCGACGCCTTGGTGTTTGGTGGCGTTCAAAATATTCCACGACGGCCAAATACGATGGCACGCGGGCACGGTCGACGCGTCCGGCGCTAAATTCGTTCACGTACGCAAATCAACAGGCGTTTGCAAGGGGCGACTACATCACCCATTCTGGGCCGAAAGTTTTGAGGGTTTTTATGACTACACCGGTTGAGCGAATCAAAGTATCGTACAGGACAAACCCTTTTGACCTGCAGACACGGCGGGTCACCAGCTTGCCCTGGGCGAACCAGACGCTTGCAGAAATCAGTGAGGCCTATGTGCCGGGCGTCGAGACCACTATATGGGTCAACCAGCGTCCAGCAAGCAACACCGCCAGGAGGGCCCGGCCGGGGGACGAAGTCGTCATAATCCCATACGTGGGGGATCCCATCACGGCGACTATCGCAATAATTGGATACGTCAGCGCCGGAATGGCGGCCGGCGGGATCTCGGGCTTCCTATGGACGGTGGGCGTGCACGCGGCTATTGGCATCGCCGGCGGGTTTATAGTGCAAGCCCTCGCCAAGACACCGGAAGGCGCAAGCTACAGCTTCGGGTCCAGCGAAGGCGGGCAAAGCGCGGCAAAGTACGCATGGAGCCGACATAGCACGCAACGCCCCGGATTGGTGGTTCCAATGAGTTTTGGGCGCAATTCCCACATGGGGAACATAATCGCGGCGTGGACCGAATACAGCGGCCAGGCCGAAACCATGAAAATGGCCATTTCAATCGGCGGCATGGGCCCCCACCAGGGGATTGTCACGGACTCGGAACGGGTCAACGACCAGCCCCTGGCGAATTTTAACAACGTAACGGCAACAGAGAAAAAGGGGACATATTCCCAGACGGCCGGTTTTAGTTCGCTGAAGCTTCCCTACGCAGCGGACCGGATTGTATCGGCCGACGGCGGGCCCATCACCTGGACGACCCCCGGCGACCGATACGACTCCCTGGAAGTTCGTCTGGAATATCGCGCAATGTTCCGGAATCCACAAGGCGGGGCGTCTAATCACACGATAGGCATTTCAGTGGAAATCAGCCCGACGGGGCTCGGGACTTGGTCGACTCTGGTTTCCGATGACCTTATAAATGACACGACCGAATCGCAGTTTGTGACATACGCGACGACCGGCACCTACACGGGCGGGGCGGCCGTCTCGATTACCAATGGAACGAGATATGACCTGCGCGTGACCAAAACATCGGCCGATACAAGCGAAGACACGTATTTTGATGACTTGAAAATCCAGACCGTTCACGAAGTCGTTGACACCGGGTTTGTTTACCCGGGCCAACACATTGTTTATGTCGAGGCCCTCGCGACCGACCAACTTTCTGGCGGCCTGTCTTTTCGTTGTGTTTCGGATGACCTAATAATTGACACCTATGACGGGGCGGTCTGGACCCTCCAACACTCGAGCAACCCGGCTTGGGTCATATGGCATCTTTTGACACAACCCGTCATAGCCGGCGACGGGAGCGGCACTGCCTACAACGTCACGCGATACGACGGGGTTGACCCGAGTAAGCTGACCCCATACCTGGCGGATTGGTTTGTCGCGGCCGAATACTTCGACGAGTTGGTTGACGATGGCAACGGGTCGACGGAAGCAAACATCTCTTTCAACGGCAGCTTTGACTCCGGCACTAATATTTGGGACGCTGTAACGGATGTCTGCAAGGCGTCGCGGTGCGAACTTATCCCGCAAGGAACCGGGTTCCTTTTGCTCGTCGACAAAGCCGAGACGGACGAACCGATTCAGATGTTTTCCGCCGGCAACATAATTCCGGGGACTTATCGCCGGCCATACCTGACGCGGGCGGAGCTTGTTTCCGAGTTTCAGTTGGACTTCAGAAATAAATATCTAGACTACGAATTGACGCCCGTTACTGACCCGGTCGAAAATATTAACAGTGTGCCGAATGTCGCAGTACTGTCGGGATTCGGTATTACATCGCCGTCGCAGGCCTGGCGGACGAAAGAATGGGTTTCCCGAAGAAACCGATACATAAAGTCCGAATGCCAATTCGAAACGACCATGGACGCCCTCAACTGCCAACGCGGCGACATAATCTACGTCGCGGCCCCGTGGCGGCAGGACGGCCGTGTCGTTGATTCCCCAGCAAGCAATCAGGTCACCCTGGACGCCCCCAAGACGGCCTCGGCCGGCGACACCCTACTAATTCGCACCCATGGCCAGACAAGCGACGAGGTCGAGCGTCACACGGTTTCAGCCGTCAACGGCGCAGTAATTACCATCGTCGGGAATTTTGTCGTCCGGCCCAGCGAGAACGACGTCTATGTGTTTGGACCTACTGACCGGGTCCTGCAGAAATGGAGGGTCAATCAGATTATCGAGCAGGCCGACCTGAGGGCTAAGATTACGGCGACCGAGTACCACAGCGAACTATACGACGGCGACGCGACGACACCGGCGATAGACTCCTCAAGCTTCGTAGCACCGGTTACAGCCCCTAATCGGACTCGACCGGTAACAAAATACGACCTGACGCGAATTGCCCCCCAGTCCATGCTGGGGCCGCCGGCCCTTGACGCCCCGATGATAACCGACGTTGTCTTTTCAGACGATATCGGCAATAGCCGCCTAACGTTTACGGCGGGGATCCTGACCTATAAGGGAGTGACTTACGATATCGTCTCTGGGGCGACATCGACTGGCAGATATGTATATTGGGACCAGGCCGACACGCCAACTGTGTTTCAGGACGATGACGATTTGAGCGTTGCGACTGGCGTGGACAAATTCGTCGTTGCCCTCAATGTCTCAGGGGTGACCAGACTTGTCGGAGCCGGCCGGCCAATAGACGGGTCGAGCATTCTGGACGATACAGTCCTCACCTCGGCTTTCTCCGTCGAAAAACTAAGCGCGATATCGGCGTATCTCGGCGACGTCCAGACGGGCACATTGACCGGGACAACCATAACGGGCGGAATAATCAGGACCGCGACATCGGGCCGCCGAATGGTTATGACGGGCGACGGGGTTACGTTGTATTCTGGGCAAACCTCCGTTGGAATAATTGGAACGACCGGCAACGGCGGAAGCAATGTTCTAATCGGCACGACCGGCAACGGCGGATCCGGGCTGACGGTGGGCGACGGACAAATCGGCTCGATTAATAACGCGAACAACGGAATTCCAATTTACATCAATCAGTCGCAAACCGTCGCGGACATCCATTTGCCCGACCGGGTTTCGACGCCCAGTGGACTCGCCGAGATCGGGGACCTTTCTGTCGTCGGCGGGATTTTGAAAATCTGCACGGCCGCCGGGACCCCGGGAACTTGGACTACCGTGGGGACCCAGACCTAAAAGTTATCCACAAGCCGTCCACAGGGTTTCCACGTCACTGGGTGTTTTCTACTCGGCCTTGTTTGGTACTGTTTGGTGCATTGTTTTGCCTTGTTTGTTCACAATCGAAGAACGACGGAAGGCGGCATGATTGTAGGCAAAAAGGCTTTCGGCCCCCGTAGGGCCCTTCACGGCGTTCACAGTGGACGCCAGAAATCGTAGGAAATCTAGTAAAAGGAAACGGAAATGCCACAGGTTAGCATCGAAATCAATGACGAAGAGCACGAAATGATTCTGGAGATTACAGACCAGATTAACACAGAACAGGCCGGGAATTCCGGCAGTGCCCCAGACGTTACGGTCGCGGATTACGCGGCGGCGATTGTCAACGGTCACCTCGCAATCCGGATCCGAGAGGCCTATGAGACTCACGCGAGAGGCCTGGACTTGGCGGCCTTGAAATTGCGTTTAGGCCCACGAAAGGAGCTAGACAATGGCTAGCGTTTACCCCACGTCACTCGATGACCTTATCGGTAGTCAGACTTACGTCGACGGGACCACAGTCCTCGAGGCGGCGGAACTCAACAACATCCAAGACGCGGTCGACGAACTTCAGGAGAAAGTCGGCATTGATTCGTCGGCCGTTTCGACTTCACATGACTACCGATGGGCGAACGAAGGAGTCGCCCAGATTGTTACGAACACCGACGGCGCAGTCGCGAGCGGCACGACGATATTGCCGATTGACGACACTATTCCCCAGAACACTGAGGGCGACGAATACATCACCCAGGCGATTACGCCGACCAACGCGTCGCACCGGCTCATTATAACGGCGGTCTTGCATTTGAGCGCTTGGGCCAACGACTCTATGGGGGTGGCGCTTTTCCAGGACTCGACGGCCGGGGCCCTCATGGGCTCTATAGCAAGTCTTAATGCGGGAATCGCAATGGCTCCCATCGTGCTCCGCCACGAGATGGCCGCCGGCACGACGTCACTCACGACCTTCAAAATCCGGGCGGGTTGCAATTCTGCGAACACGACGACCTTGAACGGATATCGCACCGGGAGGTATCTGGGCGGTGTACTCCTATCCAGTCTGACCATTCAGGAGGTGAAAAACTGATATGAGAATTCTACTAATTATTGTTCTGGCCCTCGGCGCATCGGGTTGCGATCTCACGTCGAATAGAATGAACGAACTCGGCGACCAGGCGGTCGACATCATAGAACGCGTCGAAGCTTACCAGGCCATTGTCGCCGACCTGGCCGTCGAAGTCGCCGCCGACGGCCTGATAAAGCCGGACGTCGCAGCAAAGATTTCCGAGGCCAACATCAAAATCGACGAACTGTCTGGAAAACTTTCCGACGTTGCCGTTGCCGTAGGGGCTACGGAGTTTAGCGATGGCAGCACCCTTTTGAACGCCCTCGAATTGGCAGCGGTTGCTAACAGGACCGTGGGGGCCTATCCGTTTAGCGGCCTTGTATCGATTGCCCTGGGTCTCCTAACAAGCGCCGCGGGCGCTTATGGCACATATCAAGCAAAGCGGCGTAAAAGAGCCGAGGGAACGATTGTCGAGATCGTGAACAGCATTGACGCGGCCAAGGTTGGAGGCCTGGTTACCGTCTCCGACATCAGCCAGCAAGCCGAGACCCGCGTCGCCGTCGCCGCGATCCGGGCTTCCTAAAAAACTCCGTTTCCGTAGTTTTGCCCCGGGGCTTCGTTCTCCCCGGGGTTTTTCTTGCGCTTGATTTTGCGGAACCAAATAGAAAAGGCCGGCAACCTCGAGGGTACCGGCCTTTTTTCGATGGTTGGCATTGCAAACTACTTTTTGGCGATTCCTTTCAACTCTGCCATTATCCTCAAAATCTTCCGGGTCCGTTTGCGGTCCAGGTCAGTTGATTTGTGCGGCCGCCAGCCGGGGCCCCACCTATGTAGTGCCGCTAAAGCCGCCGGGCCCACTTCAAGGCCCTTTCGCTTCAAATGCTGGCCATAGTGCTCAAGATAGAGACGTGTCATCCGGCGGGCACTGAAGGCGTTCCAGCGGGATCCTATCGTCCAATGAGCGTGGCCGATTATCCGGTTGCAGTCACGGACGTAAATCGGCCGAATCTGAAAGAGGCCGGCGGAATCCTCCGATTCTACGTAAGCGTTGGGATCTCCGCTCGACTCGACCAGCGCGAGGGCCGTCAGAAACGTCGACGACACGAGCGGAGCCGGCCGCACCTCGGCGGCCGGCGGCATATCAGCAATCATCTGCCACCCCCAGGGTTACGCTGGCCGCGGTAGCCTTGGTCGTAATTGTCCTCGGCAGTGTGTTGCAAGATATAATTGGACCTCTGTTTTTTATCTTTCCCCCGACCACCGAGAAGGGCTACGGCCCCGCGACCCGTCGAACAGCCGGGTAAAACAAGCGAAGCAAGCAGCGACGCGACGACAACAAGCAAAAGCAGTTTTTTTCTCATAACAAACTCTCCGAAGCAAAACACGATTCCGGGCCAGCCATTGCCGGCCCACAACTCCCTTATCGTCGACAACACGCCGGGGCTTAACAGAAAAACGAAAAAAGTCAACCTCTGGCTTCCCACGGGGATCCCCGGGCGGGCCAGAATGTCACTCCAAACGGGTCCCCAGAGAAAAACGCCTCGTTTTTTGCATCGTTTAACAACGTTTTCTGGCGTTTCTAGGCAAAAATGCTTGTTTGCGAACGCTGAAACGATTGTTTTCCCCCCTAAAGATAAAGATAAAGATAAAGAATAAAAGCAAAAGCGCGTGTATGTTCAAAACAAGACAATGTGGGTTTTTCGGCCAGGCGGTCCCGGATTATGGCCAAATCACCAGAATTCGGCGGCCGTAAAGGGGTCGCCAGTGGACGAACTCGGAATTCGAGCACCATTATTGGGCTAAACTTATATCGTCGCTCTAATCGGCTCTCAGGAGCTTAGAGGGTTTTGGGCCATTTTAGACGCTGCATCGTTTGCACCGTGGCCAAACGACGCAAAAAACTTTTTTATCAATCTTTTGAAATAAACTGGATTATGTTTGAACAAACACCGAATAAGATAGTATAGTTAATAGAGTAACGAACAACAGCACTTTGAAAATTGAATAACACACGACATCACGACGCCGGCGGGGCGCGTGGCAAGGCCTCTCGGATACGAGGGTCCTTGTCATCTATCACGCCAACCATTTCAAACCACTTCAAAGGAGCTCACCACCATGGAAATCAAAGCGAACCACCTAACGCCCGCACAACGAAAAATCATGATTAGACTATGCGACGCGAGTCGACCTATTAAGCTTTTTGTGGGCGTCCTAAAGGGCGGCTGGAAAATCCGCGAGACGACAACCGGAACGGCCTTGGTCCGTAAGGGGCTGGCAACCCGGGACAGGACAGGCCGTTTCGAGGCCACGACGGAGGGACATTGGCTGGGCGACCATTGCCGGATACTCGAGAGAATGGAGGGTGCGAAGGTCAGAGAGGCGGCGATACTCGAGGAAGAACGAATCGCCTAACAATCAGCAGGCGGCCGGCACTATCGCCGGCCGCAACTTTCAAGGGAGCACACATGATACCTAGCAATTTCACCGCAGCGCAGAACGAAATTATGACTCAACTTGTCGATGCTTATTATGATAGCCACAACCCGACTTGGGTTACCCTGACGGCCGAGGGGGCCCGTGAAATCCGACCGCTAGTCGTGTTAGGGTTTGCGGCCAGGCAGACCCTCAGGGGCCGGCGGACCCGGCATGAGGTTACTGACCTTGGACTGCAAATCTGGGGGGCCCTAGACACAGCCATGGCAACGCCTGACGGCGTCAACCCGGCCTCCGGCGAACCCTGGCCGGTTGCTTCACCAGATAGCCTTGCGACGTATGCCATCTGGAATTATGGCGACATGGTAGAGGTGGTCGTGGAGGCCGAGTCAGTCCTTGACGCCCTTGACCGGACGTTCGATGACCGGCGATGGTTCGTATATGACCACGACTGCGAGGATCGCGGCGGGACGGCAACGGCCATTATTCAGGGGCACGGCAAAGTTTACGTGTCGGAAATAACGTCCACGATGAATTGGTGGAAATAAGCTTCTTTCCCGGCCCGGCGGCCTATGTGGGCCCCGGGCATCTTTTTAGCACCGAGCAACAGGAGTATGATATTGTGGCAAAAACAGCGGAAGAGTGGCGGTTGACTTACGCCAGCATGAACTTGGTCACACTGTTCTGGATTGGATGCGGGTTTTGGCTCTATTGTGTGCCGTTTTTAGTGCGTTGCTGGAATGCCCTTAGCACACCCTAATTTTAGCACCTCAAACAGGAGACCAAATGATGTTCACAATCGTCGCCATAATATTTGTTGCGGCCGTCGTGTTGGGGTTCGCTGAGTGGGCAATCTCGCGAGTTGAGCTCCGGGTCCACGACCGGGCCGGGTCTAAGGACCTGGCCCGGGCGGCCATCAGCCGAGCGTATGCGGGCGCTGCGGAGGCCTACGCAAAAGCAACGCCCGACCCGGATTTGGCTAAACTGATAACGGACTCAGCGGCGGTCCGGGATGCAATGCGGGACTTCGAAGATTCCGAGCTAGACGACAGCCTCGAGGTCGAACTGATAGCCGAATTGCAATCGATGGAATCCCAAGCAGAATTGGCCGAGCTAGACTCGAGAGTCGAGGAGGACCAAGTTGGGTTGGCGCTGTCGACCCATTTAAAGCGATTCGGTCCTGGGTCAGTATTAGACTGCGAGGTTGCCACAGACGACCATTCTATGGGGATCCGTTGCGTGTTTTTCAGTCCCCAAGGGCAATGCACGGTATCTTGGTTGGATGAACCGGCCGGCGGGGAGGCGGAATGAAGTGGGCCCTTGCAATTGCCATCATGGCCCTCGCGGGTTGCGGGGTAAATAGCGACCCGGGCTTCCCCTACAGGGGGTCCGACGTACGATTGAGGGCACGGTTAATGATTAAGGCCACGGATACACGTCTACCCATGCGAGACCGTCAAAAGGCCTTGCAGGAGCTCAAAAAGCTAAACCCGAAACATGACATGGTTGGTTATGCCAACTATAGAAAACTGGAGGATTCACAAAATGTCAACTGAGCGAACCACACCAATAGAGTTAGCAGTCCAGGCACGTGAGCTTGTATCGATTTGTACCGGCCTACGTGATGAGGCCGCGGGTCTCGGCGACATCAGTCTGGCGAATACCCTGGCGGCACTGGTAGTCCTATCGCGGTTGGTGCGCAGCCTGGCCGAGGAAGTCGCAGTTTCCCGGGAAATCGAGGAGAATCTAGTAGACGCCTTCCCGGCATTAATCCAGTCTACCGATTAATTTTCAAGTTCGGGTCTTTACAATCCAGGCAAACTATGGTATGTTGTATTCTTCAGATTGAAAACCCTTTCAAATTGCGTCAAGTTGTGCTCCTTTCGGCCGGTCGTCTCGTTGACGGCCGGCCAACTTTTTAAAGCGTATTGCCGGCCGCCGAGGCTCGGGACCTTGCGGCGTTTGTGCAAACCGCCATTGTTGGGATCCGGACCGGCCCTTGTTGGGTTACCGCTTTTGACCGTAAATTGACTGTGATACCCACGGCGGCCGGCAATATGCTTTTTACCGAAACCTAGTTAAAAAGGGACAATATGACGAAACCAACACTAATCGACAAGCGTGGGGCCGGCAGCCCCGGCGACGTGTTTGTTTGTAACGTCCGCGACGACGACGTCCACACGGGCAAGGGCTGGCAGGTGACCCTACGTCTCCTGCCGGTTGACATGGTGACCATCTGGACTTTTCGAGCGCCGCCAGGGGCAACCTGGGCCGACGTCAAGGAGCTAGTGGCGGCCCGTGCCGGCGAAACGAATCAGGAGGCCGTCGAAATTTACGAGATACAGCCCCCCGAGAGAATTCGGAAGCTTTCCGGGTTCGACTGGGAATCAATCAGGGAGGTCCTTTAGCATGAAAATCAAAGTTCCGGCGCTGCGTAGCGCTGAGTCAATCCACGCGTACGACTTCGAGGGAACGCCGGTTCCCCGGGTTCCCCGGGCGAAACCTATTAGACACGGATTCTGCGAGAACTGCCGAAACGCGATGAGTACTACCGCCCGGGCGGCGACGGGTTGCCGAGAGTGCGGCCGCAAGAATAGCGTCGAGGCGTTCGAGGTGGACCGGTTTGTCCCTACAACGACCGCCCATATGGCGAAGTATGGGCTGTTCGTTTCCGTGTCCAGGGTGGCGACATACGGCGAAGCACCATTTGACCTAACGAAATGGGCGAAAGACCGCCTGGCTAATTACGTGATGGACTCCTACCGGGTCAACCGAACGGCCTGGATGCAAAACATCAACTCTGGACTTAACGCAATGGAGAACGGGGCCAGCGAACGTGGAACGTCGGTGCACTCTTACATTCAAAAGACCCTGGACGGCGACGACCCGATTGTCCCGGCCGGCGATGTCACCCTCGAGGAGTGTCTGCCGGCAATCGTCCGGTGGGTAAATGACTACGGGTTCCTAGACGTCGAAACGGAACGTTGTTATTGCGACCCGGTTCTCGGAATGGCGGGAACGGTCGACTTCGTGGGCACGTCGCCAGACCAAACCGTCATCGCCGATTTCAAGACAAAAATGAATCCCAAGGCGTTTGCAGAGATGGCCAGGGGCAGCCAGTCGCGTCTCTGGGCTCCCACGAAACAGCTGGCCGCGTATGCGGCATTAAGGGGCGGCATAGACTCAGCGTATGTTGTCCCCATATGCAACACCACAGGCGACGTCGCCTGGACTGAAATACACCCGGACAAATTGAGAAAGGGAAAAAAAGCCGTATTGGCGTCTGTTGACGCGTTCTATGCAAATATGCAATTCGACCCACGTGAGATGCACGCGGACGGCAAGTCTATGAGACAAGCCGATATTATCAAAACACCGTAACGAAAGGGCAAACCATGGCATTGTCAATCAGCCAAACAGCGACCGGAACTGACTATGAAATCATTGAGGAAGGAATCCATAAAGCGACGTGTGTAAAAGTCATCGACGTTGGGTCACACCCCAACCCGTTCAATGACGGCAAACTCCAGCGACAGGTTGTCATCGTATGGGAATTCCCTGAAGTCCTAATGGAGCTCGAAAAGGATGGCATCACGTCGACCGTTCCCCGGGTTATGTCGAAGACTTTTACTCTTTCGCTCCATGAAAAGTCGAACCTATACAAGACCCTGAAGGGTTGGCGCGGGAAAAGTTTCACCCCCGAGGAGCTCAAATGCTTCGACCTATTCACGGTTGTCGGCACGGGCTGCCAGCTTCAACTGGTTCATGAGGTCAGCCAGAAGGATGGCCGGACATACGCGAACATCGGAGCGATTGTCCCGTTGCCCAAAGCCGACTGGATTACGGCGGAGAGGGTGCAGACCTACTCCATCGACGACGACGGCCTTGCCGGCGTGCCGGTAGATTGTTACCCTTGGATTGTAGACAAATTGGAGGCGTCAGCGGAGATAATGGCACTGCGGGAAGCCGGCCCGGCCATTGACCCGGCCGTCGACCCGTTGCCGTTCTAGTAGGAGACATCACCGGCCGGCGGGGCTAGTTCCCGCCGGCCTTGTATTAAGGGGTATAGATGCAATTTGGTAAGCTATTTTCAAAAATGTACACGGGCAGCATGTACGGCGCGGGACCGTCGGAGTTCGCCCTATGGGCTTGGATTGTCATACGCGCGACCGAAGACGGGTTCGTAGACATCAACCCCCGGATCCCGGCCGCCGAAATCGGCGACAAGGTCAGCACTATCAAGGGTCTCCTAAATAAGTTCTTGTCCCCGGACCCGGCATCTTCTACAAAAACCTCCGGCGGCGCTAAACTCGAGCGAATCGGGGAATATAAATATTTTATTGTCAATTTTGCGAAATACCGCGACGAGCAAACAAAAACGGCCAGGAGGAAGTCCAACCGTGACGAACAGGCGGTGGCCCGGGCAGCGGCCAGGCCAGCTTTCAAGCGGCCGACCCTTGATGACGTAATAGCCCACATAGCGGCCAAGGGCTTCGACATAGACGCGGCGGCCTTTCATGGGTATTACGAGACCAACGGGTGGGTCCAGGGGCGGAATCGTTCCCCCATCAAGTCCTGGAAGGCCTGTCTTGGTACGTGGGTTGCCAGGCAGACCAGAGACAAGTCTATCGTCGCCAAGGCGGCCGAGCCGGCAATCAATCACACGGCGGCCGACGTCGTTGCGGCACTCCGAGAGGGGCTAGGAAATGAGTGAAACGAACCCGGCTTGGAGTCTAAAAGAACATTACAAGGATCTTCGCGATGGAAAAATGCGGAAGATACATTGGCCCTGGAATCAACTATCTATCTTATGCCCCTCACTGCTTCCCGGGACCGTCACGGTCCTGGCCGGCAGCCCCGGGGCGTCTAAATCGTTCATGGTATTGCAATGCCTGAGCTTCTGGCAGGCCTGCGGGATTGACGCTCGGTCGATTATGCTTGAGGGCTCGAAAGATTCGATGATGCGCCGCGTCGTGGCCCAGCTGACCGAAAACGCCAACCATATGGACAACGAATGGGTCGAGAAAAATTATCAGGTTGCCCTAGCGCAGCTAGAACCACACGTCCAGATTCTCGACAAAATGGCCGGGGCTATCACCAACGGAACCCTTGACGGCGACCCAACCTATTCAGACGTCAAGCTATGGATTGCAAGGGAGTCCGAGGACGTCGCAAAAATTCTAGTGGTTGACCCTATCACGAGTGCGGATAATGAGGGGAAGCCGTGGGAGGCCGACAAGGCCTTAGTCGGCTACTGCCAGGCATCGGCCAGAAAATACGGAAACTCGATTGTCCTGGTAACGCATCCAGCGAAGCAGGGAATTAAGATCCCCCCGAGCCTCGACGGACTGGCCGGCGGCACGGCGTTTAGTCGGCACGTCGACTCTGTATTGTGGCTTGAGAAAATCGACTCCCAACCGTTCGACATCGCGAGCCCTATGGGCGGAACATACTCGGCCGAGATAGACAGGAGATTGCATCTGCTGAAGGTCAGGGACGGTCGTGGGCAAGGAATGGTTTTAGGGATGAATTTTAGCGGCGGCAGCCTGTCTCTTGTTGAGTCGGGCGTTATCGTCAAGAGCGAACCAACGGCAGCAATTTAAGAAGGGAATCTATGGGTTCAGAAACTTTTGAAAACAAATTGTCACGCGGCCAGGCCGGCGAAGCGTGGGTGGCCGCGTACATCAAGTCAACAATTGCCGGTTCGGTTGTCGACCGGGACCCTTTAGACGGGGGCGTCGAATCCCCCGGCGGACCCCGGATGCGTCTGGACGGGGGCGGGCTGGCAATTATTCCGGACTTGAAAGTCCATAGACAGAGCGATTGCCACGCCGACTTTTTTGTCGAAGTGAAACGGAAACCGTTTGTCTGGAAGCTTAATAGCGGATTCTGGCAGCAGGGGGTGGACGTAGGAAGCTTCGACGACTATCGCCGAGTCCAGGAGGCCACAGGACTCCGTGTGGAACTCTATTTCGTTGCCGAGGCCCCAACCGTACCCGGCGGGCATGCGGCCCCCACAGGCCTCTATATGGCGACGGCGGACGAACTGTACGCGGGTATCGTCGAGACGGCGACGGCCTCGCAGTACGGCGGGACGGGTTGCTATTTCTGGCGACGGAGCGTCGACCCCGGCGGAGTCCTCCTTAAAGTTTGCGGGCTCGAGGAGTTTCACCGGGTTCGCGTCGGGGCGGTTACATGACCCAACCGCGGACGCGTTTCGAGTGTAAGGTGCACGGCTGCACGGCGAAACCGCACGAATACCGCCTGCGGCGGACGCGGGAGCGGGCGGCGAGAATTGTGCGCAAGCCGTATTGCTCTCAGCATCAAGCCGCGGAAACTTTTGCTAACACCCTGGACAGGAGATATGGCATCAGCGTCGAGCAATACGAGGCCATGCTAATCGAGCAATGCGGAAAATGTGACATCTGCGATGTGGAAATGGGGCCGGGCATCAACCCGAACGTCGACCATTGTCACGAGACCGGTGCGGTTCGAGGCCTCCTATGTAATCAATGCAACCAAGGACTTGGTTACGCAAAAGACTCAATCGAGATCCTCCAAAACATGCAGCGTTATCTGATAAAAACCGAAACAGACAAATCAACCGAAGGGAAAACATTATGAGCATCTATTTAGGCATCGACCCAGGCGCAAACGGGGCCGCGGCGGCCGTCGACGACGACGGGACGGTCGTGTCCGTCTGTCGGTTCAAGAACGAAACGGATGAGTCGATAGCCTCTTGGGTTGGGGAATGGGGTTGGCTGGACGACGACGCGCTGACTTGCTGTGTCGAACGGGTATGGAGCCGGCCGGGCCAGGGGGTCGCGTCTACGTTCAAGTTCGGCCTTAATTACGGGTTTTTGCTCGGCTGCCTCACGACAAGTGAAATTCCCTACGGATTGGTCCTGCCGGCCGTATGGCAAAAAAAGATGAATTGTCTGACGGGCGGCGATAAGAATGTCACGAAGCGGGCCGCGAAGCTTTTCTGGCCGGGTCGGAAAATCACCCACGCGGACGCGGACGCCCTGTTGTTGGCCGAGTATTGTCGGCTTTTGAATACTGAAATTTAGACTAACGCCCCATAGGGACAACGGTTGCCGGATCCCCGGGCCGTTGGCCGAAGGATTCAACCAGAAAGGGTTTGATTATGCCACCAAAAGACACGCGCCAGTTTCGAATCAATGAAATGAGCCGGGAAGAGCTCGAGGCCTATATTAAGTCGGTCCGGAAGGAAAACGCGGATTTGCGTTCGGACAAGGTCAAAATCAAGCAGCGATATGTGCGAGAGAAGCAGAAAGTTGCCGGACTGAAGGACCAGCTTGATAGCCGGCCAAAGTCCAACTTGGCCAGCGATATTGTATATATTCAAAAAACACTACGCGGCCAGATTCTTGGGTACAAGCGTGTGAGGTCGGTGTCCGCGTTTGTTGCGTTGCTAGGGTCAGAATGGACAGCCGACGATAGCCACCTTCCGGCCGAGGGTGAGTATTCTACGATGAAGCTTACGAAGCAGCCCTACGGAATGAGCGAGTATGTAGGATGAGTAAAGAACCAGAAATCCCCTACACAGCCACGATAACGGTTCATGTCTGCCAGGCCTGTGGCGAGCACGCTAGCGAAAGTCAGACCTTTGAAGGCGACTGGCACACCCACGACTTGAAGTTATCAAACTGCGAAAGGTGCGGCCTGTTATGCTGCGAGTCGTGCAATTGGGATCGCGGGTGTTGCAAACGGGTCTCAGATATCTTCGCGGTATCTGCAGCTAATTCAAAACCTCTTTTCTAGGAGAAACAAAAATGAGTTCCATCTTTTGTGAGTACGAAAGGCACCACCATTGCCGGGGCGATATAGGCCTATGCACGGGCCTGAGTCTTTCGGGGCAGCCAACCGGCCTTGTTTTATGCGAGCACGCCCTCGGGCTGACAAGGGCTGCAGGTGAGGCCCTGACGCCCAGCGACAACCCTATGGACTTTGTCCCGGGGGCGGAAATATGATTTGGGCCATCGCCGGCGGGGCCCTGGCGGTGCTTGTCGTCGGATTCCGTTTTATCCCTAGCAGGACCTCCGCGATCCCCCCGGCTTCGACGGATACGCGTCTATATCATCGGCCGGAATCGCCCAACCTCGAGGGGTCAAAGCTGTTTGGCATCGAAAAGTTGCACCCGGGGTGGTCTTTCGGGTTTCGGCTGCCGGCCCCGGCCGGGTGGAAGCCCAGCCAGCCCGAGTGGTGGCGCAGGGCATCCTGGCATTTGAGGAATCCGCTGTACAATTATTTCTCCTATGTCATTGGAGTCGCCGACCGCGAGCATTACCGGATTGGCATGCGGCCTCTAAATTCGTTTTGGAAGGACCACAAGGCGGCCGGGTTCAAATGCAACCTGACCTGTTGCGGCCCTTTCCTATGGCTGCCAATGTTGTCGTGGCGATGGCTGGGGTTCGAGTCCCACCTCGGGTGGAATGAACGCGGGAAGTTTGGTGCCGCATTGCGGGCCCGTAACGCAAAAGACGGAGTGAACGCAAATGATGGCCACGACGGCCATTGGGCATGGTTCTAAGGAAGGAAAAACAAAGATGAGTTTTTTAACGCAAATATGGGGGTTCCTACTTGAGCTCCCCCCGCTGATTGTAATTCCGCATTATGAGGCCGGCGTGAGGCTGCGACTGGGCCATCATACGGCCAGCCTCGGCCCTGGGCTTCATTGGCGGGTCCCGGGCGTCCACAAGGTGCTCACGGCCAGTACGATGGAGACGGTGGCGGACTTAACGGCACAGGTCGTCCAGGACTTGGCTATTGAAGCGAATCTACGCTATAGGATGGCCGACGCGGGGATTGCCCTCTTGGAGGTGACCGACTGGGAAGATAGCCTATACAATCTGACGGCCGGTACTATCGCCGAGTATATTCTGAGGTTCCCGGATCGCAGCCCTCTTGAGTTGAGGGGCGAGATTTTTAGCGACGTCAGAGATGAGGCGGAAATCTGGGGCGTCGAGGTTATTAGTCTGAAATTCTCGACATATACGCGGGCCCGGACTTTTAGGCTTTTACAGGACGGGCTATTGTGAGCCGCGGAAGATATACGGGCAGTGGTCGGGCAAAGGGGCGGCCTCTTTTAGACCGTGTCAGCAACTGGAACGAATCTTGGTATCAACAGCTGCGACAACAGGCCTGTTATATTGCCGGCCGGGGGTGGAATTCCCTAGTTGACCTTGACGAACTAATCGCCGAGGGCTGGCTATTGTCAGCCCGTAGACAGGACCCGGCCGACTCGGAACTTTCTTACAAGGGCCGGATCCGGATCTTTATGCAAAACGTTATGTTTTCTAGACGGGCCCGCCAGGAGTCCGACGGGGTCGAGCGTCCAGAGCCGGCATCGGCAGACCCCGGGGTTGACATAGAGACCCGCGATACGGTAGCGTTTCTCATGGGGCACCTGAGTGAAAGAGACCAGCGTATCATGAGAATGAGGCACTGGGACGGCCTCTCATATGCGGCCATCGGCGAGGCACTAGGGGTCACGGGTGAGTCCGTCAGGTTATGGGTGGCAGCGGCAGCTGCAACTATGAGAGAGGTGGCTTGCAAATAG